AGCATTCCCGAATGTTTTTTCTACTATCCGCGCACCATCTTGAAATTCTCTTATTGAATCAACCCATCTGTCCCAGCCAGTCCTGAAACGCTCCCACCATTCACCCAATCGTTTAAAACCGCCGACTGATGCTGGTAGCCAATCTCTTACCAGATACAGATAAAAATCAGATACTTTTTGGACCGCACTCACCATTGCATCAATCAAACCGCCGCGTTTTTCCCATCCAGCAACTGCACCAGCAGTCATGTCCATGGTTCTAACAATGATGTTGTAGATTCTTTCCAGACCAACTTTTGCTTCTGGCAAAAATTGTTGACCAAAATCGGCAAATTTTCCACGAATTAAATTAAAATACTTTTTCAACTGACCGACTAAAGTGTTGTTCACCGCATCAAATTGACCAGTCACCCCGCCGAGCACGGAGAGTTTTCCGCTCTTCATGGCTTCAATAAATTCTTTCTTGGTGTCTATTCCCTCTTTCTTGGCTTTCTTCAAGGCTTCTTCTGCTGCTGGACCAAGTTCCTTGAATGCTGTATGTACTGCGCCCAAACCCTTCTTGGGGTCCTGTAGTGCGACCACAACCGCCGCCGCTTTTTGTAGCCCTTCTTCCAATGGTTGTCCAGCAGCGGCAAAGTCACCAAGCCCCTTGAGGAGAGTCTTGCTTGAAGCGTTATAGCCAGTCTTTGACTTTGCTATTTCTGAAAATGCTTTGTTGAGCGCCTCCACACCAGCACCAGCCAGTTGTGCATCCATATGCAATCCACGCATGTTCACTCTGGTCTGATTCAAGCCAGACCCAAATTCCTTGTTGTTCGTGCCACGATATGCAAACAGTGCTGCTTGCTGTTCGCGTATCGCAGCAGATGCGACACTCAATGCCACCGCGGTTGCGGCGGCACTCGCAGCCAGACCCTTCAATGCAACGTGGTATGTCTTTACCAGAAATCTTCCAGTAATAAATAGGGCATGGATTCCGACCAGCGCTAAAGACATAGCACCCAGGGAAAGCGTTGCTGCTTTCAATCCAAACGTCAAACCTTTCATCATCATGCCACCAAATGCGCTTATCAATTTATGAATCTTGAACATCATTCGTTCAAGTTCTTTGCCGTTGTGGTTAAATGCCCTGAGGGCTGCATTCGCTGCGGTTGTCGCTACAGCGACTTTTGACATCGAGCGGGCAAATCTGTCGCCCGCTTTTCCAGCAGCCAATAGTCGTGCTGTTGTTTTACTGGCGTGGTCGCCAAGTTCGTCAATTCGTTCGGTTGATTTACGGGGACCCTGGTCGGCACGGGTCCTAACGTCAATCGTTATCTCTCGTCGAACTTCACTCATATGTTCCTAAGTCGTGTTGAAAGAGCGTTGTCTTTCGTTTGACTCGGGCTGAGGGGAGTGCTACCGATGCTTGTCCATCTCGCGCCGTTCTCGCTCGCGGTCGTTACTTATAACTTTAGCACAAGCAAGCAATATAACCCACTCAATATCAGTGCAATTCATCAAATCAAGGGGATTTGTTCCCCACAATTCACCTAGCCTTGCGGCATTAACTATTAAGGAATCCGCGACTAATTCGTCGAAGACTCCTTCATAGGGTCCTCTGCGTCAACAGTGTCGGAATATCCAGCCGCCTCGAGAATTGCTACAGCCGCCGATTCAACATGTGGGTCAACACCAAAGAAAGCCCGAACGCAATCGGGTTGTGGCCTGGTTGTTTCGGTCATGTCTAGGATTGCTGCGGAAGCAAACGTCAATTCATTCCCGTCTGCGTCATGAACTTCTTCACCATTGAACATCATGCCTTGTGTGGTGTGTCCAACAACTAGGCAGGCAAAACGCAGGGCGTCCATGCCGCTCTTGGTGTCTTCACCAGCGGCTTTTCGCCAAGAACGAATTTGATGCTGCGTGATATTTGGGCTAATGATGATTTTTACATTTGGCCGCTCAGGTACATTTATGTAAACCGAAGGACGTTCCACCTTTTTGCGGACGGCCAGTGTAAGTTGGTCAAGAAGGGTCAATTCGCTCTTCTTTTCAGCCTTTTCGGCTTTCGTTTGCTTTTTGGGCTCATCACCCGATGTGTAAAGTTCAGTGTTGCTCATGAGCACAACCTAGCACACCAATACCAACCCAGGCGTAAATTGTTGTTTTAATTAAACAACAGTTGATACAGAGAACGTAAGCGCAAACGTTGATGGGGCACCCGAAGAAGAGTCGCCGTCTGGCTCAGTTAGACCAACCAAAAGCGCCTTTGAGTAGAGGCGGTCAGTTCCCTTAACGGCCAGGTCACAGTCGCGAACTTCAACAGTGACATCGTAGTAGGCCTTGCCCACATACTTACGAAGTTCCTTGATTTTTGCCTGCAAACCAGTTGCCAAATCGGATGGCACCAAGTCATCGTCAAAGTGTGCAGTCACCGTAATGTCGCCAATGTCAAACGGAGCGCAAAGTACGGTTGGCGATGCTTTGCCACCCTCGTAGATTTTTTCTACGGACGCGGTGATTTCGCCACCAGAGACCTGAGCGAAAACGAACGTCTCAAATTTTGGAAGGTTGCCAAGGATGAGCGACGACTGACCACCATGTGGAGCAATCTTTGCCGTAACTTGTCTTTGTGATACTTTTGCCATTGGTTATCTATCCTCCGTTGATTAGACGACTGACTTGGTCAGGTTCGACTTGACGATGTCGATTTCAATTTTGTCCCCAACACCAGACACTCGAACACCGACCCTGGCCTTTACGAGACCGTCAGCAAGTTGAGCAGTTGGATTGAGCGCTGCGTCGCACTTCACGGTGTACCCGTAGTCGATTCGCTTACCGTTCACATCGAATGCTTCAAACAGTGCTCCGTTTTGACGGAGTGGCTCAAGAATCGCAAGCAACTTTGATTCCACTGCGGTGAAAATCGTGTTTCTTCCATCGATGACACTGAAGATGAGGTCCTCGAGCGTACGATTGGCATCCACGACAATCTGGTTGACCACATCTTGTGCCGTAATGTAACGGAAGTTTGATGTATCCGATGAGATTGAACGGGCGCCGTAAATGCGAATCGTGTTGTTGATAACGCGGATTGCATTCACAAAGGCCTCATCAAGAGAGTCACCAGTAGATTTGTCGATATCTGTGGCAACACCATTGACAAACGATGACGCTGAAATCAAACCAGCACCAGGCCTGTGTGCACCAACTTGAGTGTGTGCAACCGCTCTTTTGCCAGCAGCATAACCAACTGGTGGAATTAGTCTATCGACACCAGTGACACCCGTGGGAACAAATACCCAGGGGTAGAAGTATGCAACGTGTTCTGCGGCAACACCAGCCGCAGACAGCGTGTTTCCACCAGTTTTTGCTTCAGCAATCGTGTCGTCAAATGCTCCGTAGAGGAATGCGACTCTGTTATAGGTATTGGCATGATTGGCCAAGGCAGTTTGAACGCTGGAGGTAATTGACTCCGTGTTCATGACAACACCAGTTCCATATGATTCAAGCAACAGTCCAAGTGCGGTGTTGTATGAGGCATCGACAATGTTGGATTCATCCGCCGAGCCAGCGCTCAACGCAACTGGCGACGGGTCATCGTGCGGCAGTCCTGCTGCTCCCAAATCTGTAGCAATTACTCTCTTTGATGCGGCAACGTTTGCGTTGATTCTGCCGACTGCCTGGGCAACGGTTGTGCAGTTGCCAGTCGAAACAAGCAATGTGCCAGAATCATAGACCTTCACAATAAAAGTGCCAGCAACAGTACCTGGATTTATAACCTGAACGGTGATATTGCTACTCCACGAACCAGGACCATTGGCGGTAACCGTCATGACGTTCGTTCCACCAGCGCCAGCCGTTGTGTCGAGAGTTCTGAAACCAGTGGTCGTCGTTGGTCCAACTACGCGGGCAATCCACGCTCTTGTTCCGCCCTCTTCAAAAAACGTTTCTACTGATGGGTGCAAATACGAACCCGTGTGATAGGCGCCGAACAGCGCCTCAAACTCGGAAAGGCTCGTCACCAACTTCGATGCATTGACTGGGCCACGAAGAGCCTTACCGACAAAGAATGCCTGAGAAGTCTCAACCGAAGTTGCTGCCGCTGGACCGACTCTTACTGCTGTTTGTATGCTTACGCCTGGCATGGCACCTTCCTCACTATTTGAGAACTTTGCGTATTAATTTGATTCCTATTGTACAGAATCATTGTCTTCTGGGGATGCAACTGTTGATTCTGTCTGCTGTTTTGGCTCAGCGACACTTTTGGCTTTTGATTTTGCGGATTTTGAACCGCCAATCTTATCCAAAACAACCAATTCCCCACTTTCAATGCCTTCTGTGCACTTGCCGCATGACGACTCATCCACTGCAGCAACTCCCATACTGTGCAACGAGCGTCCCTCATCGTCAACCACAAACGGACCGCCAGTCACGTTTTTGACAATTGTCGCTGGGCCGTCAACAGAAGACCAGTCGTGATTGTCAATTATTTTGAACAAATGATGACTCACCAGAAGCCTCCTTGTATGGCTTTGCATAAATTGTACTTCATAAATAATTAATCGACCGTATGGGTATCCGTCCAGGTGCTCTCCAAAAGATTTGTATCGGTCAAAGGCTGCTGGGAAATGGCAAATTCGATTTCTGAAACTTCGCCAATATCTTGACGGGTAACCACTTCGTTAATTGAAAGGTCATACCCAACGTATGCGCCGCACAAAACCCTGTCGCCCTTTAGAAGAGTGATTTCCGAAAATTCTTCCCTCATACTTGATTCGTCAATCATTACCTGAAATGATTGCCTTGGGTCGACTGCCTGTAGGCACGGATAGTCAAGAAGCGCAGAACGGACAACCGCCGTAAGTCTGTCTCTGGCAACGGTTGCCTCATCGGCGCCTACCGCCCTACACCAAATGTAGGTTCTCATCGCATAAAAAACCCTGTACAGCGGGTCTGGCCCATCAAACCCCAATCGCTCAAAACGTGTCGTTGAAATCGCAACCGTAATTACAGTTGGCCAAGTATCAAGGGCCAATGGTTCATGAGTGTAAAACTTGAGTGGCGTGGGCAATTCAGTGCTTGATATGTTCCAGCCGTTTCGATAGCGCACCACTCGTTTGGGTAAATCATTTTGAAGGTACGAAGAGACGTAATCCTTTGCAAAGTGAGCGCCGTGCATGAGGTATTGCGACATATTTACTCAACTCCACCCTCAACAACCCAATCCGCCATTGCATCAGTAACTTCATTCACCCAAACATCTGGGGCAAAAAGTATTGTTCTTGCTGGCATCTTTGTGGTTCCATATTGGTGAAATCTTGCTATTCTGCCGTCAAACATAAAGCGTGCACTTTGTCTGTTGCCATCTACTTTGGGACCCTTTGCAATCGTGCTAAATAATTTGCCGCTTTGAACCAGCATTGGAGCGCCAGGAAAGTTCCTCGTTTTCCACGCCCCATACTCTGCGTCCAAGGGTTTCCACCCCCCAGACGGCAAACCCTGGGCAGTGAAGTTGCCAATCATGTATTGCTTCAAACTTTGATTAAGCGCTGGCCAAACTGTGCGGAAGTCACGCATTCGTTTTCTTACATTATCCAAATAATCCAACGTGTCATCATTGTTATCAATATCAATCTTCATTCTTAATTTGAATTCTGACATTATGCGATTCTTCTTCTTGAATACTTTTTGAGTTGCATCAATTCTGTTTCCAAAAATCCAGTTTCAACAGTAGAAACACCGCGCGGATTGAGGTCCTTAACACCCACGACGTCGTCATGCATATTCTGCATTTCTCGTGTTGCTGCGCGAAGAATCATCAATTTAAACATTTTGATATTCCCACCATCCAGTCCACCCTTGTAGGTGACCCGTATGATGTCATTCGCAAAGCCAGTGTAAATATCCAAGCCGTATCTTCGAACGGTATATTCGCTACCGTTTGCCGTCGCTGTGCCACCAGAAGCATATGTGCCAGTTACGCCAGAGTTCGCAACAGAAAATGTGTTTGTTGCTACGGCGGTTATTGTCTTTGCGTTGATGTTGTATGTTGTTGGCGTTGCCCCAGTCACTGTCACCGTTTGCCCAAGTGTGAACTCATGGTTTGCCGCTGTATACGTTGCGGTTCCAGAGGCAACGGTTGCTGCGGTGACCGTGGCTATTCTCTTTACGGCCTCACCAAGAATCTTGTTGTGTATTGTTGGTCCATCCATTTCCACTTTTGAAACAGAAACAATCGGAGTGTTCCGCATGTAAATGGTGCTTGGCGGTGCAGCGTAAGTAATTACACCGTTGGGGTCTGAATCACCAAGACCAAGCCCTTGATTGTAAAAATAGGAACCCATCGGTACGTTGACGTGGTTTGCTTCGAGAATATGCGTCTCTTCAACAAAGTTGCTCACCTCAACAGGACGACCAAGATATGTTTCCATTTCGCTTTGCAGGCCTTGCAAAATGATTTCGGCTGCGTCCTGCTGACGCAAGGACAGACTGATGTCCATGTACGTCGTGAGGTCGGAAAGTGTTACCAGCATTACTCAACCTCGGTTTTTCTGGAGTTTTAGCCTCTTAGTGCTCGACCTGCCGCTCCAGCCAATCCGCCGCCGCCAGGTGCAAGTCTCCGCAAAATGCCACGGCCAAGATTCTGTGCGCGTTCAATAGCCCTTCTTGCTCCGCGACGCAACCTGCCCGCTCTGCCGTCGTCTCTTTCTCGACCAGCAACGCGAGTTTTTGGCTTGTAGCAACGAGTCAACCCGTGTAACTTGCCGTCAAGGGGTCGTCTTGCGCCACCGATGCCAAATCCTTTAAAGTTGCCCTCTGAATCAAACATGGGAATGCTCTCCTTGATTTTTCGGCGCAACGATAAACGAAGCGCTCGCATCAAATTTTATCACTACTGGCGCCAGGGCAGTGTTATCTATCTGGATTCGGGGGCCGTTCAGCCTCAAATTTGTCTACGGTGCCTGGTGGAGCCTCAATTGGAACCCATGCGCGAGAGTATTTGTGTTCCTTGTAATCAAATCGTTTAATAATTGTCCCATCCATAAGCAAATCAAATTCCTCAGGACCCATTGACAACAATTGATGTAAATCGTTTTCTGTGTATTTTTTGCTCTTTATGAGATTTTTAACAACATTAGAAACACGATGAGCGAGTAGTGACCCCCTAGACCTATTTAAACGAAGGTGCAGCATTGCCGCCTCGATTGAATCGCAATCAATCACTATGCAAGGAATATGCGTAATCGTTTTTCGTAATGCCGCACTGTCTTTCACTATTCGCCATCTGTGGTAACCGTCGATTATCGAACCGTCGCGCTGCATCACGGTTAGTGGTGAAATAAATCCAAGTTCTCCTATTGACCTAGCCAAAACCAACAAATCGGGCCTAAGAATGTGTGTGCTTTGCCAAGACCCAGCCCGCAAATCATCTACCGCAATATCTTTAATTTTCACTGTTGTTCTCGCCTTCTGCCAATCTCACGGTGTGTGCTTTTGTTTTTGGCCCAATCGGAGAAACCGAAATTGAATTAACTATTTCACCCAAAAACATCTGGTGCATAAGGGAGTAAAACGTATATGACTTGGGGTCACGTGTATATTTTTTGCGAAATTCGGAAACGAAAGCCATGGCCCTGCGCTTAGTGTAATCATCCATCATATGGTCGTTTATAAATTTTTTCGCCCCATCAAACCCCTGCGCGGCATAACTCTTAATTAATTTGTCGTAATCGAATACTGACCAGTATCTACGCTGGGCATCAATATCTGGATAACACCTAACTAGGTCATCATAGAATTCTGGCTCGGTGGCAACAACATCACCAATTCGTCGAATTGCTATTGCGTGCAGGGGGACACCAACCCTGGTGTTTCCCCCAGTTACTGCTGCCCTGTCGTAATACTCACAATACCGTTCATTGTGCTCTTCAATAATAAACTTGAATACATCGGCTGTTTGCCAATCGTAAATGACTTTTGCGAACTTCATCGGTATCCCGCGTTTTGATTTATATGGCGTGACGATGTAATTTTCGTGGAGTTTTTGTACAAGCGAGCGATATCGAATCATTGATTCGCTTGCTCGGACCCCAGTCACAAACGCAACATTGCCTTTCTTGCCCTGCATGGTGTAGTAATCACAGATTTCAGGAATCCCCTCTTCGCTAGATAGCCCAAAATGTTCGGCGGTTATTGCCCATGGCGGCATCTCCCTAACCCATCTGCCAGCCGCTTTGCGCTGGGAACCCCAAGACACAGTTGAAGAACGTTGACCCAAAACCCATATCTCAGTGCTTTCTGGTAGGCAATACCATTCCATATCAACCCACGGTTTCTCGCGTACATAATTTATATAATCAATAACAAGTGGGCTGACGTGTTCCTCATCACGGAAAATGACTTTTACAGGACCAAGTCCGCGTTCTTCGTGGACCTCCTTGGCAAGCAGCAATACCGCGGTTGAATCCTTGCCACCAGAAAACTGAACACAAACCGTGTCGAACGTGTCGTATACGTGACGAATTCGTTGACGTGCCGCCTCAACACAATTGATGTCTAAAAAAAGGCGTTGTCGCGTCATGCGTCTGTGTATGTGTTAATGAAATTGATTAGGCGCTCGGCAGTTGTTACCCCATCAATTGCTGGGTCGTTGCGTAGCCAGCGAATGAAGTCGTACCAACGGCGTTGCTGTTCTGGCGAATCAAAAACAACCTGAACCGAAACTATTGCTTGTGGTGCAGAACCAGGAACAGCAATGGCCGAACCTTGTAGAACTATGTTTTTTTGGTCCATGTCTTTTGTGGCAATCAATTTTGATTCACCATCATCGTCCTTTTCAACCAACGCAGATATTTGTTTTTCGACTTCTTCCGATACTGGAAGTTGAGGGGTAATCATGACTGGGGCAACATAGTCGGAGTTGGCCATTTCGTCCAACTCTTTTATTGTCGCGCGCTCAGCCATGGCAGCCATTTCAAATTCGTCCCAACCAAGACCACTCCATAGGTCAGAAAAATCCTGCGAAACTTCCGTCAACAATTTCTGAAGCATGTCGTCATCGGTATGGCCGAGTTCCATCGTTCGGTTGTCGGCCAGGGCGTACGCAATTGCACGTTTGTCGTCGCCATCAATAAATACAACCGCAATTTCGCTCCAACCAAGTTGTTTGGCGGCCATCACCTGGTGGTTGCCCGCAATAATTGTCGCTGTCCCATCATCGTTTTTCTTGACAACGATTGGTTTTATTTGCCCGAATTCTTCATATGACGCTGCAATAGCGTTTACGTCACCCTTTCGGGGGTTGTTGTTGAGGTATACAAGTTGGTCAATTGGGAACACCATTGACTGCAGTGAGGGATGAATTTTGCTCACACTTGCACTCGCACGTTTGCGTTTAGGGTTCGTAGCGAATCCATCGATGTTCGTAGAGAAAGAAGTTTTTCTCGCTTAGATTTAACCAGCGCTTCAGCGATTTTGTAGTCGTAGTCAAAGTCGGCCATCTTGTAATCGGCCCACGCTTCGCGCTCCTTTATGGAGCCTTTGGCTGACAGATATTCCTTTGCCCAATTGGCCTTGTACAGCGCCTCTTTTTTGGCAGCATCCTCGGCTAATTTTTCAAATGCTTCAGTTTCGCTTTCCAGTAAATCCATCATGCGCAGTAATTCCTGCTCGATTTCTACTTGACTTATTGGAGCAGTTCGGACCATCTCGTATTTCTCCTTAATGCCTTAAACAGTGGTTCCCAATCTATCTTTTCTAGGGCCGCCAACTGGTCTTTTGACCAGGAATACCACGATTCGTTTAGCCTGGCGTAGGCCATTTGCTCCAGCACCCATGCATCACATTCGTCGTCGCCACACCCATCATGGAAACGCATAGGAAACTGCTGTTTCAACGATGCCAAGACATCGTCTTTGTTGGAATTGCCGTTGCCAGTGGCAAATTTTGCCCTGCACTTTGGGGGTACTTCAACGATTTCAAACCCAGCCTTGTGCAAGGCCACCCTGACCACCCCACCCAACTCACCCAGAGAATGGGCTCTCGAGAATCTTGACCCGAAAGAGTAACCCTCAACGACTATCGCTATGGATTCCGCCGCCAGGGCAGAACTTACGATTCGGTCCGATATCTCAGCCAATCGTTCAACACCGCGCAGTTTTGACTTGATTGAAAAGGTTTCGCCATTAATGCTGACGCCAGTGGATGTAAGCGATAGGTCAAGACCCATCATTTTGGGGTATTCAATCTCTGTCGGGCTATCCATAGCCACAACATTAGCCGTTGGGTGGTTGGTTCCAGTGATGCTTTGACAAACCCAAATCAAAGGCCAGTTGTGGGTATCTACCTATCCTGTCGTGACACTTTCTGCAAACGGCCAACAGATTGGACTCATCCAAAATTGAACCACCCTGCGAGCGTCTTACCAGTTCGTGAATGTCCTGTGATGGGTTTTGTTGATAGGTGACCTTGCCGTCATGTTCGGCAAATACCCCACAAGCCTGACAATACGGGTATTTTTCCAACAACTTAACAATCAGGGGTCTTCTTAGTTGATACTGTTGCTCCTTCTTTTTACTACGAAAGCGCATTACAGATTACTTTCGTTAATCCCCTCAAAGGCCCACTCGTTATCCAGTGCCCGCCACAACGCCCTATCAATTTCCGTTGCCTCAAGGTCGTATTCATCAAGAAGCGAACGGTGCTTGGCAATCGCTTTTCTATAAAAGTTGGCATCACTGTTTAAAGTCAGCGCATCGCGCCGAACGTGGTCAGATGTGCCAGTCTCAATCATCTGGGTTACGTCATCAAGTCGTCGGTTGACATGAAACCTAAATCGTTCAATCTTCATCTTGCGCGACCTATATGCATAGTCGGCCTCTTGGGCGAGAATTACTCCATCTTCGCCCATGGAGCCAAAGCGGCGTGCGTCTGTTGCTTGGTCTGCTTCTATGTCGCCAATTTGGTTATTAAGGTTTTGAATAAGCAACACCAATGCGCGCTGCCAACGACTCCAATTTTCTTCAGCCAGCAAAGTCTGGCGCTGACGGCTAGAAATCTTGTTTTTCACGTCCTCGGATACGAGTCGTGCAAATTCGTCATCTGTTATGTAACTCATCGTTTACCCCATGCTGGACAGATTGGCCTATAGGAACACCAATCACACAATCTAGATTTTACAGCCTCGAACTCGCCAGTTTTACAACGTTGGTCGACCTCTTCTTTTATGCGCGTGACCCTGCTAATTGTTTTGGAAATAGATTCAGGTGTTACTTCCTCTGTATATTTAATACCATCGCGAAGATAAATGAGTTCCAGCGACACGACGGGAAATATCTGTATTTCCTGCATGATTGCCGCATAGATGCGCAACTGTTCAAACTTGTCCGATATCCATTCGGCGCGCGGCGTTTTGCCAGTTTTGTAATCCGAGATGGTTAGACCATTATCGCTTTTCAGCGACTTCGTGTAACGGTCTACATATCCCCTAAGTGCAACACCACCAAGTAGATGATTAAGTTCGCTTTCTAGTCCAATTGGGTGAACAGTGGTCGGGTCTTCAACCAACCAAAGATTTTCTATACAGAACCACGCTTGCCACCTAAACTTAGAAATATCGTCGGCGCGACGCAGGTGGTTTTCAACTGTTTCTGCGTACTTATCCATATAGACAATGCGTGCTTGGTCGCGAGCAGTGTCTTTTGTTCGAAGTTCTGGCGAAAACGCATACAGCGATTCAAGAACGTCATGCACAAAATTGCCCAAAACCGCTTCAATTCCTGGCTTGTCTGGAATATTGTCAATTTTGCTGAAACGAAATTTCAGCGGGCACTGCTCAAATGTCGCCAATGAACTCGGCGATAGATGTGGTGGTGGTGTTAGTACCTGTTCACTGTTTTGTGGCAACATGACTACCATTGAATTGTAGTCGAACCACCTCGGCCAGAAGAGCGTCTAGTTCGTCTGCGGTGACACCGTCAGCACTCTTGGGTTTCGGTTTGTCGCCATACGTTGACTTCCAAAACGCACCAACGGCATCACGCTGTTCCTTGCTAAGCACCCCTGACAAATCTTTAAAGTTTTGCCACTTTTTCTCGTGTTCGGAAGCAGGCGCATTGGATGCGTCAATTACCTGTTCGATTTCCATTGCCTCTTCACTGCGGGCAAGGTAAAGACCAACACCAAATGTCTGTGCGGCCTTCTTTACGGCATCGGAAATAGCGCCTTTAAACTCGTCGCCCAAATCAAGAATCGCACCCGACTTGG